TCTAAGAGTAACATCTATAGTCAATGGTCCTTCGTAGCTCATAGGCCCTCAAGGTTTGTTAAGTATGTATATGGATTAGATTTTGGGTATAACCATCCCACTGCTTTGATGAGGGTATACTACTGTGATAATGATATCTACATAGAGCCTGTGATATATGAGAGCTACCTAACCACTACCATGCTCATAGAGAAGCTAGCAACCCTGAACATAGAACAAACGGTAACTATCCTAGCAGATTACTCACGTCCAGAAATCATACAAGAAATGAACATAGCAGGGTATGATGTTCAGAATGCTAATAAGGTGGTTAAGAAAGGCATAGACAACCTTAAGACCTTCGGAGTAATATGCCAGGATGATAAAGCCATAAGGAGGGAGTATGAGAATTATAAGTGGAAGAAGATCGGTGACTTCATAACAGATGAGCCTGTCAAATTATTTGATGATGCAATGGATGCAATAAGATACGCCACTACTCACATTAGGCAGGAGTACTACACTGATGACAGCTACTATGCATTCTGATATACTACATAAGATACAAGTGGTGCAAGCCTTCATATACCATAAGACAGGTAAGCAAGTGAGGATAGTATTCAATAGACCTGATAGAATGCAGCTGCACCTTCAGCTATTAGAGCAGGCATACATGATAGCCATGGGTGAGTTCAAAAACAAATAATCAAATCTAAATAATATAGGTATGGCAATTATAAACATAGCAAGGGCACAACCTCTGATGCCTGCATACAACCCTATCAAGTTTATCTATGATAGCTCAAACAATAACCTACAAGGTTTTAAATATATCTTTGATATCTATGAGAGTGGTACAGCTAACAAGATAGCAGAGTACAGGGTGATGCCTACCTATGGCACAGGTTACGGTGAGGTAGATCTATCGAAGCTCTTACAGGCTCAGGTGAGCTATGACCTTAACTTGACTAACACCTCAGCATATAATGCAACCAATAGCCACTACAAGTATGATGTAAAGGTAGGAGAAGAGTATCTCACTACCACTAACTATATTGCTAACCTAACTAACAATGCAGGCAATGTGCAGATAAACGTGGTTAATACATTTGTGGCAGGTGATCAGATTAATATCACTCAAGCAGATCTAGGTGTAGCTAATCCAAATCTAGAAGGGCTCTTCACAGTTCTATCTGTAGGGGTAGGCTTCCTAGTAGTGAGCTCACCATTCGCAGCTGTAACTGATATAACTATTAATGGTGCTATCACTTATGCAGATGGCCGTAAGACAGTGACTAGGGATATCATCACATCACTAAATAACTTTGTATTCAATGGAGCTATCAGATGGGTAGAGTGGCCTGCTTATGACTATAATGATTATATGCTCAACAGCTTCCAAGATCAATTCTTAACCAACCTACCCTCTTTAAATTTCTATGCTACCTTATCCCAGGATCTATGGATTAATGCTGTAGCTAATGGCTCACCTACTCCTCCTGATACTATATTCTTTGATACCTCAGATGGTGATACCTTTGAGAAGAACGTAACAGCAGTAGATCATGTTAGTGGTATATCAATAGGCCCTAACAACTATGGCTTGCTATCTGTAGTATCAGGTGCTCTACCAATGATAAAGCCTACTACTGAATGGTATAATGTAAGGTATGAACGCAATGGCTTTCCATCATCTCGTAGATACTACGTGAACTTAGATAGAAGAGTGAGAACAGTAGAGCATAGTATCTTATTCTTAGATCGTATGGGCTCATGGGGTAGCTTTGCTTTTACAGGTAGGGCATATACTACAGGTGAGGTAACTAGAGAACAATTCAATAAGGATATACCAGGTTATGTAGAGACTGCAGGTATAGATAGATGGTTATATCAAACCACTGAGACAGGCATGACTAACACTTACATAGCTACTGATACTACCATCTCCCTCAATACTGACTGGATGAACCAGGATATGGCTCTATACTTCACTGAGTTAATCAGCTCACCTAACACCTACATTAAGATCAGCAACTATGATGCAGATTGTGAGCTGCCTGAGAGTGAAGAGTATGTAAGCTGCACTATAGTTACCTCTAGCTTTGAGGAGTTTAAGCAGAGAAATAAGAATCTAATTAAGCAGAGCATAGTAGTTAAGCTAGCTAATAACAATATAGTAAACTCTTAAGATGGTAAGGATACAACTAGCCACTGGCTACTTAGATGTAAAGGAGGGTACTGCCTTCCCCTTGAATTTTCAGGTGGGAGATATAAGGGATGTTAGCCAAAGAAAGGGCAACTACTCTAAGACCATCACGCTAACAGGTAGCAAGAATAACAACAACCTACTTAACCACTACTATGATGTGAATATAGTGGAGGGCACTTTCAATATCAATGCTCTTACTACAGGATCTGTTATACAGGATGGAATCCCTATCATGGAGGATGTATCTATACAGCTCACCTCAGTATTAAAGGCACAGCTAACTGATGGGTATGAAGAGCATGTAGAGTATGAGGTACTTATCAAAGATAGTAAGGCAGATTTCTTTACAGCCATAGCTAATAAGGAATTAACTGATATAGACTTCTCAGACTTCAACCATACCTATGATGCCTTTAGTGTGGTGCAAGGATTTGATAATACTATAGTAGATGGCTTCAAGTATTTTCTACCTGCTAATACTGCATACATCTACAGCACTCAGGAGTTTAAGCCTGCCATCTTTGCCAGGATATACTTTGATAGAATCTTTGCAGATGCAGGATTTACATATGACTGGCCTACCATTGCATACGATAGATTTGATAAGCTCTTCATACCTTACAATGGAGGGGTAGATAACTTTGACTATAAGGATTATTTAGTAAAGGCTGAAAAGACAGTAGCCACTACTATTAATGGTGCTAACAACTGGGGAGGTTTCTCTAATATTGCTAGCATTGGTAGTACACAATCACCTGCCACTAAGATTAACATCACAGCATGGACTGAGCTAGAAGATCCTCAAAATATCTTTAATGATGTAACAGGTGTATACTCTACACCCTTTAATATTAGCTCAGCTAATGCTCAGCAATATGATTATAGTATCACTATTAATTATGATCTTAATTTAGTCAATACATCAGGAGGTACTTTATATGGTAATGTTGGTGGTGTAGCTGCACCTGTATTTTATAAGCCAATGTTAGGGGTTCAGGTATCAGGGCAAAATATTGCCTTTAGTAACCTATACGTAAATAGTACACCTCCTGCAGGTTATACCAATGCTGGTAATGCTGTACAGTGTCCTCTTACTATAGCTGCAGGAACCACTACTATCTTAAGTCAAACTGCTCAGACTACTATACCTCTTAGTGGGCTTTCAGTTACTACAGCTGATACAGGTACTTTAGGTATTAACGTATCTCAGCATAACTTAATAACATCTAGCAATACAAGTTCTGTAAGAGGATGGAGAACAGTATCACCATCAGGACCTGTGCCTGCTTCAGGGCAGTTAGTAGTACAGGCAGTGATTAACTCTATACAACTAAGCATAGTACCGAGTAGTACAGTGGTAGCCATAGGTGGAACCATAGAGGTAAATGATTATGTGCCTAAGAAGATTAAGCAGAGTGACTTCATTAAGTCTATCTTCAATATGTTTAACCTTTACGCAACAGTAGATAACACCCAACCAAACAAACTGCTACTGCAAAATAGGGATGACTTCTATGATAGTGGTGCTGAGGTAGACTGGACTAATAAGCTCGCTAAAGACCAAGAACAGAATCTATCTTTTTTACCTGAGATTACTGCAAAGAAAGTAATACTAACTTATGCACCTGATAAGGATGATCCTAATACAACTTATACCAATGCCACTAATGATATCTATGGGCAGGTAGAGGTGGTCTTTGATAATGAGTATGTTAAGGAGGTAGACACTAAGCCTATACTCTTTAGCCCTACTCCTGTTATCAAAACTTTGTTTGGAGCTTTCGTACCTATGATAGCAGGTGCAGCACCAAATACTAACATAAGAATTTTATATGATAAAACTGAGGTAGCTGTACCCCTTGCAACTTGTGGACCATATAGTATATTAGACTATGGATCTGTAGGGCAAAGCAACTTAACTAGCTATCCATTAGTGGGCCACTTTGATGATCCTCTTACCCCTAGCTTTGATATCAATTATGCTATCTGTGATTTCTACTACTACCAACCTAGCAACTTAACCGATAACAATCTATACAATAGATACTGGAGGAGGACCATGGGCCAAATCAATAACGGTAAGATGCTAATAGCTAACTTTGATTTGAAGGAAAATGATATCCAAGCTCTTAGGTTAAATGATAAGATAAGGATAGATAACTCATGGTGGAATATTAACAAAGTAATTGATTATGATGCTAACAGCCACAAGCTCACAAGGGTAGAGCTCATCAGCATAGACAATGAAATAAACTTTACCCCCTTCATGGGACCGGGTGGCCCTATCATCCCTACCCCTCCTGCAAGTATAGGTCCTATGCAGATGTTAGCCATGAGCAATATAAATACTACTAGAATGATTACCTCTAATGTGTTTAGCAATCAGGCTACTGCTCAGGTTATGGGAAGGGGTAATACAATAGTGAATGGCACTAGATCAGTGGTAGTAGGTGATGGGTACATAGTGAGTGAAAATGAGTTAGTAGGTGATAACCTAAGAGCTTCCACTTTCAATGGGGTACCTGTAGGTATTACTCCACTAGTATACACTGCCAACTTATCACAGGCAGGGATAGGTGATCCAATGGCTCAGGTAATTAATGATACCATAGGAGGCATCACCTGGACAAGGTTAAACGTAGGTGAGTACGTAGGTTACTTAGATGGCTATAACATAGGAGGTATAGTAGTTCAATTTATTACCGTCATAATTAATAACGGATATTATGATAGCATAGTTTCTGCTACTTATATAGGTGCATCTAATCTAGTCTATATAACCACCTCACAAATAGGTACAGGATACATTGATGGCTACTTAAATAATACAACAATCGAAATTAAATACTATACATAATGAACGAAGTAGAAATACCTATAAAGGTCTCAGGACTTGGGGCCATTAAAGCAGAGCTAAGAGAATTAAAAGGTGAGATAGCTAATGCTACAGATCCTGCAGAAATTGCTAGGTTATCTATGGCAGCAGGTGCATTAAAGGATCAGATAAATGATGCTAATGAGGCAGTGAATGTTTTTGCATCAGGCTCTAAGTTTGAACAGGTGAGCAATGGATTTGATGGTATCAAAAATAGTATAATGAGCCTTGACTTTGAAGAGGCAGCCACTAAAGCTAAGACCTTTGCAACCACTCTATCTACAGTAAACCCTGCATCTATTTTGAAAGGGATGGGTAGCTTTGTTACAATGCTAGGTACATTAGGCAGTGCCTTTGTAAAGTTAGGGGTGCAGATACTTATGAATCCTTTATTTTTGATAGTGGCAGCAGTGGTAGCTATTGTGGTAGCTATTGGTTTTTTCTTAGATAAGATAGGAGTGCTACAGATAGCCTTAGATTATTTAATGTTACCTATCAATGCAGCCATAGCAGGGTTAAAAATGCTAGGTGATTTCTTAGGGGTAACAAATTATGCAGCAGAAGAGGCAGCTGCTAAACGTAAAAAAGAGGGAGAGGATGCTAGTAAGCAAGCTGATACTGCTATCAATGAAACCAATGCCCTAATGGCTGCCAAAAATAAAGCTTCTGCTAAGGCACAGGAATCTTTTAGTTTAGCAGATGATGCAATGGGTAGAGAGATTGCTCTACTAAAGGCACAGGGTAAGGATACAACTGACTTAGAACGTACAAGGCTTAAGGCATCTATTGCATATCAAAATAGCATTCTAAATGAAACTTATGCTCTTGACGGACAAATTAGGGAAAAAAATAAATTAACCCTAGCTGAACTTTATGCAACAGGTGAAAGAATCGGAGATTTTAAGGCTTATAATAAATTACTAGCTGAACAAGGCAAAATGCTAAAAGAAAATGAAAATAAAAATAAAGCAGCTCAAAAGGCCGTACTAGACCTTCAAAATAATTTAAAAATATTTGAGCAGGAGATAATTAACGACAGGAATAAAGC